TGGTTATTTTTCTTTTGTTGCTTCTTGGCTGTCAGTTCGCGAATAGCCCCACTGTGGGGAATCCAGTCAGAAGCCCTGAAATCGCTAGCCCAACTAGCAACCATATTTTCCCATTCTTTTTGTTTATTATCTTGGATAAGTCTATCTGTGTTGTATTGCATCATGTCCTTGTAGAAATCCACCGCACTGGCAAGGGCATCAATGCGGTCATCGTGCTTGAGGCACCCACGTTCGTCTGTAAGGCGTGTGAGTTGGATCTGGTTCTTCTCATCCTTGGCTACCCTACGATCCCATACAAGGCGATGCTGGGCCATCACAGGCTCTAGGGTATCCAACATCCTTGCTTCCTTCCGCCCCGATACACGGAACTCCTCGATGCCTATACGCCCACAGTTCTCAATGAGGAATGGGGTAATGACTTTGGAAAAGAGACCATCACCAAAGTTGGACTCTACCCGTACCATTTTGATACCATATTCCAAACATAATTTAGCAATTTTGTTTAGGACAGCATCATTGTATCCCCCTTCCCATCCAACAAGTTCATGGATATAGATCATCCCACCAGCCGTGGAAGCGATGCATACCGCAGTCTCATCTGCTCCACGACCAGAGGGATCTATGACCATGTGTCTATGCTGATAGTCCACATAGTTTGAGGATATGTGCATAGGTTCCATGATCATATCCCCACCCAATCCCCAACTAGGCATCTTCTTATTGGCGTTTTGACCCTGCCAGATGACTTTCTCTGGAGCCTTGTCAAACGGTACATCGAATACGATGAGATCGGACAGCTTCAACGGATACTTGTCTATATCTGACAGGGTAGTATCAAGCATGTATTGCAAGGCAAAAGCCTTGGGTCCAATCTTAGCCTTGCGTTCCATGAGCATTTCCGTATCAAAACGCTCAGGCTGGGTGGACTTGCCAGCAGCAAGACTAAGATCCCATATCCAATCAGCCACATCCTCGGATTCACCGGGAAGGCTTTGGTCAGGCATGAGAGCAGGATACTTGACCAATGGATATGATTGCTTGAGTACTGTGTATATTGATTCCGCAGAGTGCGGTGTCCCTAGGAACAGGACTCTTGATCCCTTGTTCCTGACGGACTCTAGTTCGGTTAGTTTGTGAAGAAGACGCTCTCTTGCTTCTACTGTTTGGGTATTGGTTGAGATCTCTACGTCATCACAGATGATGAGATCTGCGTGGAGTCCTGTGATCTGAGAGGTGGATCCTCTGGCAGTGCAGGATAGATCCTGTGTGAATGATGTTCTGATATTGTGATTGAAGCCAAGTGCCGAGTCCTTGGTATGCTCATCTGGAATCATGTGATTGCAGTATGGCACCATGTTCAAGATCTTTCTTGTTTGAGACACAAACTCAATGGCTTTCTGTTGGGTGGCAGACAACACCAATACAGTCTTGTTTGGGTTTGCCATCATGAACCATGAGGCAAACATGGCGGTGAGCGTGGACTTCCCTGTTCCACGCCCAGCCGCCAGAATGAAATCGTTTGGCCCATACTGAAGTTGTCTTGAGATTTCATATTGCATGGGGGTAGGCTCTCCAAGTCCTAGGTGCTTCATGCAAAAGAACACATGGTTCCTGAAATCATTAACGACTTCTTCAGTAGGTTTAATCAATATGTAGATTCCTTGATCTTGAAGGGTGCAGCCTCGGACATTGCCTTGGTTACTTCTTCAAGGGCTTGGCTTGGGATGCCATCTGCCGACTCTCTATTGTCATTGATGATGCCACGGATGACAGTATACAGCCCCGGAGTACACTTGTCAGGATCCTTGAGATCCCGAACAAGTGAATCCAGTAGCATCTCATTTAAGATCTGTACTTTACTCTTCATCGAATAAGACTTCTAATCTTAGAGATGGGAAATACACATCCTGCGATGTATCCGGCTAGGCACATCAGCCCAGCAAACCACAAACTTCCTAGGAATGCTTCCATTGTTTTTTCTCCTTTTTGTATGCAGCATCAAAGTCCTTGTCTGTTGCTCTGAGAACAGCCACGGCTTCTCTGATGCTTGTTCTGGAAGTATCGTCCTCTGCCTCAATCATCAACTTTGCAGTTTCTTTCTTCCCTTCGGGAATCATTGAGGCAAACAATCTCATAAACGCTCTAATTGGTTTTCCCAATCCAAGGTACCATAGGATGACGAAGGCTCCTATGATTCCTAATGACAACAATCCGTATTCCAGTATTGGTGCCCACCATGGAACTGTGTCATCAATCTCTGGTAACAGTTCCACGGTGTTATACATAATATCAATAATATCTTGTTGTTCTTTTGCTCCATGTTTTGCTTCATCACTGATGAGCAGAACATCCATATGCTCGGTTTTACGGACCTCTTCCTCAATAGTTTGGAATCGCTCTTTGCTTGACTGTGCTACTCTAGAAACCTCTACAACATTCTTTCCTATTTGTTTGGAAGGGGAACACCCATTAATTAGAACGATCAAGACGATCCATGCGTACTCTAAGCGCATCTATTCTCTCCTTTAAAGCAGCATCTGTTGCAACAAACTCAATCTGCGATTTGGTCAACTCTTCTACAATTTCTTTTAGATCCTGTAGTTGGCCTGTGTTGTAGATTTGGTTTGCTTGATACTCACCTACTCTCACAAATACTCCAGCCAAACCTATAGCAATAATTACTATCTGAAGCAATTGTAAAACAGTTGATAAGTCTGGGTGCTTTCCTTCCATTGTATCTCTCCTTTAGATTTCGTACACCAATTCTGGTGCATTGTTTTTTGTTTTTTGAATGGTAATTTCTTTGATGTCATCCATATATTGAATCATTCTTTCACATACGGCTTGTCTCAAAGTTTGTTCATCTGCGGCACTATTCCAATCTGGGGCAACTCCATTAAAGAAATCCTGAGTATATGCTTCTCTATATCTGTTAACTCTATATCCCATAAGTTGCTCATCAGCAGGCAAGACTGTATAATCTAAAGGATATGTTGCCAAATCGAATACACTTGGAATCCAAAAAGTGTGCCCAGTCCATAAAAGAAAGTTATTTGAAGCACCATTTTCTAATGCTGGATGAATTGTTTCATCTCTTGTTTCATCATTGTCTATAAATATTGGAAGATATCCACTTTCTATAACATCATTTGCATACTGATACATTGGACACATATTGGCAACTATTGGCTTATCTTGATTCCTTGTTACATTGTGTCTTTTGCCTGCCTCTATTGAATAATGCACCCATCTTTTATTTTGTTCTGATCTTTCTGGATACACATATCTATCCATAATTTGAGGACAAATAAAATCTTGTTCATCAATAAGGGGGCCATAGGCATTGACATATCCATCTAATCTTTGATTGATGAGATCGTAGCGATTGTCTTGCTCTAGTCCTAACCAAGTATTGCTAAAGATAAAGAATCTAACATTTGGCACAACATAAAAAGCCCATTTAATTTGTGGGAATTGAGCCTTAACTTTTTGGATTAAGTCAATCATTTCTGTTAGGGCTTGATAGTAGTTGTCAGTAGGCGGTCCTGTTACGCCTTCTGCTAACCAAGAACTGTAGGGTGTTTCAAAATCAAGAATACCATACTCTATATCACTTAACCAAGAAATATTGCTGATGTGATTAAGAACATTTGTATCATTTATAGTTCCGGTATTGTTTGGATCTCCCGCTGATGGTGGAACAAATGCCCATCTCTTGTGTCCCTTAGCAAATGCTTGTGCATTATAAGTGCCGCCCGTTGGCTCTGGAAGATTGTCATAATGTATGGTTGTTGCTTGAGCATATGAATTATTCCTAATCCAAATCTTATCAATTTTTTTAAGTTGTCCTTCTTCTCTAATCCATACATCGCTTATTTCTAAGGCTGTTCCTGTGTTGTCTCTAATCCACAGTTTTCCATTCTCTTCTGGTGGTCCTCCGGGTTGGCCCGGTCCTCCAATATGATTACTCATTGTTGGGCTTTCCTAAATATGATCTGACCTTCTGGTCCAGAGGCTGCTGGTGACTCGTTTACCTCGATTACTACAAAGTAAGGAACGGCTATTCCATAGGTGTGATCGCTTGATGTTGTCATTCTTAACGGCTTACTCACTACTGGGTTGGCTCTTTCTACTGCCCCAATCTCATAGGAGTGTAGTCCGTCATTACCAACACTTGGCGAAGAAGATGTCCTTGTTGTTGTGTGATGCCTTGTAACATGGGTTGGTAAATCAGCAGAGGTTGCTGTTGCAATGCTGTCAATAAACCCATCAGCATTTGTTGATAGTTTATAAATACTTAATGGTTGGTTTATTGTTAAATCAACATCGCCCTTACGAACAACATGTTGAGAATTAGTTGGTGCATTAATAATAGTTGCACTATTAAATGTAGCCAAGGGAGATGAGACTAGTGTTGTGAAAGATCCGGTTTGTGATGCTATATTGTTTGCGTTTATATACCCAAGTGTGGATGTTCCCGGCACTTCAATATTACCATTAAATGTGGCAAGACCAGTAAAAACTGATGTTGTTGTCACAGATAAAGTAGTTGGGCTTAAGTTTGCTATTGATAATGTACCTGATAAATCTGCATCAACAGACCAAATCTTCTTTACTCTTTCTGAAGTAGATCCAATATTATGTAGATTATTTGCTCCGGGTAGTATATCACCATTGAAGGTAAGATCATTAATAATAGATCCATTATCTTTGATATCTGTTGTTCCTGCTTGGAACCTATTACTTAATATCTTGTCTGGGTATATTTCTGTATTATCAGATGTTGACCTAATTGTTATCTTTGAGTTTGTATTTGAGTTACTAGAAACTACAATTGATTGGAGGCTTGATACACCAAAACTTCCAATTGTTAAACTAGATGGTGTCCATATTGAATTGTTATCACTTGATCTTAGGCTTGTTATATAGGTGCCATTTGTTTTGGCAATAAAATCATTTGAAAAATCAGCCGAGGTGCAGTTACATCCACCAGTTTGATCGCTGGAGATAATCTCAATAATATCATAATTCTGTGGCATGGTATCTCCTTATACTATTGGTAGTTTACTTGCTCTGGCTGGGGTTACAACTAGTGTTGTTGCGTTTACAGCAACACCAATTGGATCCACCAATGCACCAGAACCTGATGGGGATGTAGATGTAATTTCTCCTGCAACTGTAGCAGATAGCCAATACCAGTTCCCAATTTCCAAATTGGTAAATCCAGACACGGCTCCAATAAACACAACAGAAAAACTTTGGTTGCCTGATGAACCAGACAGTCCATCAATCATTCCTATTCCAAGTGTTGCTGGATTGTCTGCTTGTGCTTTTGTCCATAGACCTGTTGCATTATCTAAATAAACAACATCTCTATTTGATAACGAAGTGTTTGATCCTGCTACTTGCCAAGCAACATGGTTTGTTACTGGTGAACCAACGCCAGCAATAATTTGACCAGTTGCATCTGTTTTAAGGTAATCTGCACTTTGAACATTCTCCACTACCACATCATAACCAGTTATTGTGTTTGATGTTGTTATGGTTCCTGTTGTACCGATGTTTCCTGTTGATGCAGAAAGACTAAGGGTTGGGACAAAAGGCGATAAGCATGATTCTAAAGTACCAAATTGGGCGTCTCTGCCAAACCTAACTCCTGTAAATGGTGGCTCGTTATTAACATCAAGAGTATCATTACCATAGCAATCTTGCGTTTCTCTATCAGAAAACCATATTAGTTTGTTTATAAACTCTACTGTTCCGCCATCAATATAATGGCTTGTTGCACCAGCAAACAAACTGTCATCGTCTATTGTAAACAATACATCTCCAGACGATGTATTAGTTGAGGCTGTTGATTTGACAACCTCAAACGCATTGTGACTTGCTCTACCTTTAACAGATACCACTGGAGTATTGACTACTGTATCAGTTGGAACATAGTTAAACCAGTTGTTTCCAGAAGAGTATACATTTCCTTTAGCCCATATAGACATACTGTTGCTGAGTATAAGGGAATTACTTGAAGTAAGGTTTAGTATGATATCATTATTAGAGTTGTTTACTGATAATACATCTGTAGATTGGCTTGAATGTGTTATAATCTTTAATGCTGAAGCATTTGCATCTGATATTTTTATAGTATTCCACTCAAGTTCTTCTCCAGTAACACCCGGAAGTTTTCTAATATATCCTAGACTATTCAATACTGTTGATTTTTGTGATGACCAATATGCTGCACCACCTCCGCTTTCCGATGGTTGGTTTTGCGGCGTTCCTGTGTGGCTGGTTGTACAATACCAAACAGTCTCATTGGTTGCTTCTGTATTAGGATCGTCATGTTTAACAACATCACCTTGAATATAACTAGTACCATCTTGCCAAGACTCAACCAATCCTAAATTATTAAGGGCTGCATCAATTTCTGTTTTGTCATAGTAGTTGGCAAGTGAGGCACTAATGAATGAATAGATGTCTGCATCTTCTCCATCCAATCGTGCTGCCTCTTCTTCCAGCAAGTGAAGTGCTTGAGTATTTACAACATTCAAATCTCTGCCACTTAACTTTGCACCATCAACAAAAGTAGTATATAGGCTAGTAGAAGTAACCCTAACTAACTTAAGTTTGTGTATTGCAGGATTTAGATATGCTGGAATCTGCTCATTGCTTGGTCCCGTATAGGTAGCACTGTTTAAACTGACTGTTGATGCGTTGCTTAAAGTATGGATCCATGATGGTCTATATAGTTCAGTCCATGGGTTGGTGTTGTTGTCAACCGCAAAGTAAATCCTTAACTGAGCAACCCCAAGTTCTTGAATGAGTTGTATAGGAGACCATGATATAAACTCAATATCATAACCACTTCCTGCTGATTTGATTACTTCTACTGTAGCCATTGTTATCCCTCAAACAAATTGGTTTGTGGAGTTGTCACCGTGTAGAAACTCACCCTAATGTTTGCAGGGATTCCAAGACGGATAAATTGTACTGCTGTTTCAAGACTAAATGCTGCGGCAGATCCACCATTTGTTGGGTTATTGCTGTGCATATTGATATACATATCTGTATAATCAGGTGGATGATTATTTGTATCTGATGTGCCTTCTGGTTGTGCAACAGTAGTATCATCCCAATCATGAGCGTGATAATCTGCCAGCCAATCCAATGCAAGTTGTCTAAAGTTACCATCACTATCAGCATATACATCAATTAAACCAATTCGTTTAAGTCTTGGTACTTTAAGAACAAGATCAAATCCATTACCTGTCTTGTTCCTAATGTCAATACCAAGTTTTTCATAAGGATAAGTATCCCATGCTCT